AGAGTGTTACGAGTTGTTGGAGGAACGATCATGCAACGATCAGTCATTGGTACATCAGCATCATCGAGTCGCTGGATAGAACGTCTGATAGCAGCATCAGTCAACGCAGCAGCGTTAGATGATGAACTGTTATAGACTGTTGTACCGTTAGAGCCAATGAAAGCGTTAGTGGTTGAAGCTGCTGTAGAGTAAGCAGTACCTGAACCAACTGCTCGACCAAGCTGAATCAAGTCAGTATCAACTTGTTTAGCTAGAGCGTAACCAGCGTCATCAGTGTAAAACTTACGCAAAGAAGCAAGTGCCTGTGTTTCTACGATGTCCTCAATCAAACGTGAGTACTCGTAGTGCTTGTCGATAAGAACTTGAATTTCTGTCTCAGTTGCTGCAATCAGTGTGACCTGAGTTGAAGCTGCTTTAACAGAAGCAGAACCACGAGTAGGCTTCGGAATGTGAAGCGTATCGCCCTTCTTACCTTTGAAAGACATCTTGCTGAACATGTTTGCAGCAACAAGATTTTGCTTGTAAGCTGCAATAATTTCGTCACTCCAAATCTCTGGGATAAATTTATCCGCAGTGGTCTTGGTGACATGATTAGAACCTAGTGCCATTTTTTATTTCCTTTCAATTATTTGACACGTCCCTCCGCATAGGCAGCCATAATTTCATCTGACATAGCTTCGTAACGTGCAGGATCACGTAAACGTAAGTTAATTAAATCTGATCTACGATAGACTTTTCTTGATGACGGTGCAGGTGAACCAGTGTCAACTGTTGCAGTTTTCAAATTCTTAGACGTTTCTGCTTTTGAATCAGCGATTGAAGTTGCATCTGTTTTATTAATATTGTTCCACGTAGAGATTAACTCGGCAGCAGAATCATAATCATATTGTTGATGCGCTTCACTAAACAATCTAGCTCTAACTGGTGATGCTTTAATCCAATCAAAAAATCTAGTATCGTTTATTACTTCATCAAAATTAGAAAACTCTTGTTTAAGTTTTTGAGTTACCTGTTGTTGTTTATATTCAAAAGCTTGTAATTGAGCTTGTTGAATAGCAGGATGTTTATCTACAGCAGCATTTACGGCAGCTACAGGGTCTTCAATATATCTATCTTGTATTTCAGTTTCAGTTTCTTGTGGGGTTTCTACAGCTTTCTTTTGAGAGATTTCCCTTTTGATAAGTTCGTCAGCTAGTCTTCTAACTTCGCCAACTTCTTGAGCTTGTTTACCAATTAACTTCTCAGCTTCTTGGTGCATCTTAACAATGTCTTCAACAGACTTGTTTTGATACTTATCAGGTATTGGAGGTTTTTCCTCTGCAGCAGGTTCTTCTACTGCTTGTGGTTCCTCTTCTACTTGTTGCTCTTCTTCGTCTATACTATCTAAACTTAATGCTTCTTCAAACGGGTCTTCAAACTTAGCCATGTAATCTCCTGTCACGCTTGTGATTTTAGGAATTAAAAAATATCACCAGACGCTAACCCTCTCTGCGCTTGTTGGCGATTCTTGTTGCTTCTTCGTGCTTCCTAGCCCAAGCATCGGCAGCAGTCGGGAAGTCTCCAGTGACTCCTTCTAGTGCAATGCGTGGTGCTGAGATAACTCGAAGTGACATACACTGACAAGCAGGACACTCAATAGCGTTTACCTCCTCATCAATATAACTCTCAGTAGTGTGACCTTCGCCACACTTAAATTCAAATATTCTCTTCATTGTTCAGTTGCTCCCAGGCTTCTTCAGAAAGTTTTTTGAGAGTTCTAATCCAATGTAGAACATCTAACTGTCCTTTACGAAAGTTTAAATCTTCAAGGCTTTGTGTAGCCATCAGATTATTTCTTTCATCAATCATTACTTCAACGTCTGCCAACAAATCTTTGTAACCTTTTGTTGACATCATTTCAAATCTTGCTTCGTAATAATCTTGGAGTTCTTTATCCATGTGGAGTTCTCCTGTTAATCTAAATAAGAATCATTCTCATTCAATGTTTTGCATTATACCACAAATTTGTTTAAAAGTCAAGCATTATTTGGCATCATTTGTTGGCTTACTATTTTTTCATTTGATTCCATTTCTCTTTCTTTAAGAATCATTTCAGCAGCTTTAACACGTTTATCAAACTCATTCTTATCACGAGTATTGATATTAGCTGATAAGCTTCTAACTAAATCAGCTTTAACTTTATCATCAAGTAACGATGCTTCTACTAATAGTTTCTGTGCTCTAGCCTGTGCTTCTTGTGCATCAGCAGCAGACTCTTGTGCTCTAGCATTTAACTCATTAGCTTGAGCCTGTACTAGACCCATCTGTAACTGCTGTGCTTGTTGTTGCATCTCTTGAGCTTGTGGGTCAGGTTGAGACATTTGATCTAACTGCATCATTAGTTCTTCTTTGTTTACTAAACTAGAAGTAGAAATAATACTTCTTAGGATAATAGGAACAATAGGTGAGTCAGGTCCTAGTGTCTGCATCAAACCAATAAGTTGTTGTTGCTCGTGTTCCTTAGTGATAGCACCAATAGAAGACAATGTAGTAAACTTAAAGTCTTTCATTGGATAACGCTCAGGGTCAAACTGCATATAACGATACGCAACCTTCTTGACCATTGGTATGATGAAGTCATCCTGAAACGATGCCATTGCCACTCTATTTTTCTTGACAATAGCAGACATAGCTAACGACATACCCATACCGTTATTCTGTCCTCCTCCTCCTGCTGCACTCTTGACCAACTCTGCCGAGTCTAGTGTGCCTGTAGCTTGTAGCAGCATTGCCTCAAAACCTTTAGCTGTTTCATAGTTAGAAGCATCCGTACTTCCGAACTTAAACGGTTGTAAGATTTCTGCAGGATTGCCATTAGTTAGAATGTTTTTACCAGGTCTAACCTCAAACTTCATACCTCTCGGTAATCTTGTCGCATCGATACCCATCATAGGCGCAGTAGTTAACGCCAGAGAGTCCATGTGAGAGCGTAGCTGGGCATCAATAGCTTTTTGCATATTGTACCCCTTCTCAACCGTTCCAACGCCATAGAAGCGTCCTGGACGTACCTCAGGTCTATATGCAATAATAGGTCTGTCTTCCATCATATACGGACTACGTTCTGCTTTTAGTAGTGTTCCGTCATTAGCAATAACAACAATTGCTTCTACTAAACCAGATAGACGGTCTGCAGATGATTCATCAGGGAATAAGTCTACAACCTCTTCACCTTCTTCTTGTACTTCTTCTAGGTATTCCTGTGGTACTAGACCATAGTAACGTATGATCTTAACCTTATCATCTTCATAAGTAGTAGACTCAACATGACTAGGATCTAAATCGTCTCCCTCGTAGTGAGGTTCAATGTCTACCTTACGATAAATACCAGACTCAATTCCTTGAACAATCTGATACATACTGACGTACTCTTCTACTGCAACACCCATTGAATCATTAATAGCGTCAGCATTAGGATCAACCAGTAAGTTTCTAGGGTTAACAGGTTTAATTTTTACTGTAACCTTTTGTTGCTCAGTAACACCAACAGCAGCCATTTCTGATTCAGGCATAGGCTGTGTTGTAGGTACACGTTCCATTTCAGTCTTAACTAAAATTTCTCCTACACCAGTACCGTATATTTCTGCTAGTTTAACAATAGAACTAACGTTGTTAATGTATGCGTTGTTGTGTGTATCTTCTATTAGAAGAGACTGCATTACTTCAACATCAGTTCTATCTTGATCTAAACCATCATCAGTTATCTCGAACAGTTTGCCTGATCCAGCAAAACCTTCCATAGTTTCTGCAACCCTGTTATCAACAGCTTGACGGGTAGCAGGACTAATGATTTTACTACGCTCACTGTCCCTTGTACGATCTTCTGCGGACCAAATTCCATAATAAATCCTTTCATATTCATCCCACTTGGTTTCATAATTAGTATCTCTCCAGTCTCTCCACTTATCACAGTGGTCAACTACGAAAGCTACTAGCTCCCTATCACTCTGAGTTACTTCTTCTTCCTCTGAGTTAAAGTCTGTTTCTTGATATTGTTCAGCCATATTATTTCCTATAAGAATCTATAAATTGTTTTAGCTTACCATCTTTATTTTCTAAAGGTGTTCCTATTTTATAACCGCCTTCTGCATATTTAAGTGCTTCTTCTTTAGATTTCATAGGTAAAAAATTACCAGTTCTCAAGGCATATTCCATCGCTGGTCTATTACTTCTGAAAGGTTCTTTTAGAGGAGGTTTGTAGTATTCTTCTGTTTTAAACTCATATAGTTCACCAGAAGGAAGTTGAGCAATAGTAGGAAAAACAAACCAATTACCGTCTTCATCCTGTTCGGCAGCCATTTCGTGAGTAGATATTTCTCCGTTTTCTCTTTCAATATACGGATACGCTTGTGGGTTATTTATCCTGTCTATAAATTCAGGCACGTTTCTAGGCATATTAATATCCTGATATTATGTCTAAGGGTTCGTAATCATCTTCGTAGTCATCAAAGTACACTGCTGCATTAGCTATACTAGCAATCAAACTTACTGAGTCAACCATGTCATCATGTACACCAGTGGTAGGAAAGTTTAGTAGTTCATCTTTAAACTCTCTTACCCAGTCACCATCACAGAGTTCTACCTGCTTGTGTTCAAACCTACCTTGTAAAGCACCCACAACTCTGTCTATTTTACTTTTATTGCCTAGTGCTATTTCTTCTATTCTGGGATACACTCCTTGCTTTAACATCATCTCTGTTAAGTAAGGCAGCACTGCTCTCATTAGAGAACCTTTTTCTATTCCAATTACTTGAATGCCGTATAATTGGACATGCTTTAGGATTCTCTCGCATACTTCTTTAATATCCCACCTTCCTGCATCAACCTTATCTACCCACCACTTGTTGTCATCACCTACCTTGACAATAGCTATAGACGTTTGGTCTAGGTACTTCTTCTTGTTACTGGCTTGCTTCGATACGTTTTCAAAACCTGCCAAGTCAACAGCCATGTAGTAAGTACCATACTCTGGCTCATCGTCTTTATCTTTTACTATCACCCAGTCTTCTTTAAATATCTCTGACTGTGGTGCTTCAAAACTAGCCATGAACTCCTGCCTGAATGCAAATGTAGACATGGTGCTCTTTGCTACTTCAATCTCTTCCTTTTCTAGCAATGGATTATCAAAGCTAGTAAAGTGCCAGGACTTCCAGTCTTTAGTCTCTGGTCTTTCACTCCTACCCATCTTGTAGATATCATAGAAGTGGTTACGTCCCTTCGGTGTACCAATAAATATACAGTGACCCTTCAAGTCAGCTAACGCTGGTCTAAGAATCTGCTCGAACACTGTAGGTTTAATATCTGCATACTCATCGAGTACAACAAACTTTAAAGCTACACCTCGCATTGTCTCTGGTCTGTCTGCTCCTTTTAAAGATACAACAGAACCATTAATCAATGTGATCTGCATATTGTTTATGTGACTACTGGCTATGACTGGATGACCTAACTCCAGTAGCTGTTGCCACATAATGTCCCTAGCTTGTTGCTGCGTAGGGGCTATATACCACACATGACCCTTCTTTGCTTCTAACGCAGAGACAATCAGTCTCCACGCTGCTAACATACTCTTACCTGTCCTACGACCAGCAGCTATGACTTTAAATCTAGAGTCATCTGTCCAGACCTCCTGTTGCCAGGGCAATAAACTAATCTTCAGGTCTGACATCTACGGTCTCAAACTCCACATCAGTGACTTCTTCTACTACTTCAGCCTTCTTATCACCTACCATTGATATTTGTATGTTAACATTACCTCTTCCTGCGTCCTTACCTTTCTCAAAGTAGGACATTGGTAGCACACGATCAATACACATCTTTAAACATGCTACCTGATCTTTGTCATCATCATCTAATGCCTTCTTGATAATAGTATTTATTACTGTTTCACCACTAGTTGCTAACAATCGTGCATGAAACTCTTTGATTCTTGCAGCTTCGCCTGGAGGTCTACCAACAACACCACGTTTCTTCTTAGCTTCAACCTCTGTTTTACGTGGTCTTCCTCTTTTTCTTTTTACAGGTTTATCTTCAAGGGTCAAATGATTATCCTTTATGTTATTAATTAATACTATGTAGTTAAAGACGAGGGATAATAGTAATAATAATTATAGTTTGCTCTTAGTCTACATAGTAGAGCAGTATTATATCATACTTTGAGGTATTTGTCAAGCATTATTTGCATAGGTTAGTACTACCCGGAGACTTTTTTTGTAGGGGACACCTACTATTTAGTTCTAAATGAGCATTATCCAGACCATATACTAACTTATTGATTCTAAATGTACATTCTACTTACTATTTTTTATTAATATATGCAGTATTGTACCTATTTTAATTACCTTTTTTTTGTATCTGTTAGCTACCCCCCCTAACTAGCTAGTCTGCGTAGCCCTCCCCCCCTGTCATCCGAGCCTAGTGAGAATCTAAACACGAATCATTCTCATTTGCATTAGCATTTACATAGTTGAGTGAGTCTCATTAGCCTTTGTGTGTGTATCGGCTATGTACCCTCATGTTATGTTATATCGTATCATTTAAAAAAGATCGAGGGGGTGGGGATGTTATGTTATAACGTATCATTTATAAATGCTAATGAGAATCATTCTCATCTAGCCTGTTCGTGGATGTGATGTTATAACATATCATTAGGCGATACCCTCTGAGAGGCTCTCACAGCCCCTCTACGGGCTTTGGGCGTTTCGGTAGGGGGTAGCCTACCCCATGACCCGATCGTCAAAAGCCTTTAAAATCAATGACTTAGCCTATCTTTTGTGATACTGTATCATTGTTATGTTATAACATATCATATCTCGCCCGTATATATATAAGGTATAACCCGCCTAATGATTTTACGTAGGCTCATCTAATGATTTTCTGTAGGTAAATTCGGGAATAAAATAATTTAAAAAAAGCTTGACACCACCGTCGGATGCGTTCACAATGGGAACCATACCAAGTCGCAGTAGCACTGGTAGTAGCAAGGGGTAAGAGTAGCACGATAGCCACCTACGGTGAGCTTGAGCCGGAGCCGAAAGGCACTCGAACCCCAAGTGAATCAACTGTGAAAGACTAGGGACTGGCAAAGGATCGGCTGAAAGCGTAGCCATAGGTAATGCGCTAAGTAGGTTGACAGGTTAGTAGGTGGAAACACTGAAGTCCAGATTAACACAAGTAAGGCATACCAGCCTTGCACGATAACAAAGGGGCGCGAACGCTTGAGAGACTGAAAGCCCTTAGAAATTCGTTAAAGTGTGAGGCTAATGCCTTCAGCGTTTTAGATAATAGAGCGTTGAACGCATTAACAAAAGGAGGTCTTACAATGCAAGATTATTTAACTCTTAGAAAAGCAGGTGATAAGCTAGGCGATATTAGTTTCTGTGCAGTCAACGCACTAGCTACCGTTACAGGCTATTCATTCAAACGTTGTCAACGTAAGTTAGAAAAGCACGGACGCACGTTTAGAAAAGGGACAATGCGAGCCGTGCAAGAAAGGGCTTTAAACGCTTTTGGATATGAAGCTAAACGTATGCATACGGGCGTTTTGCGGGTTATGCGTAACGGCATAGTTAGAATGACGGGCTTAAACGCTAACCAATTCGCCAAGAAGTACAACAAGGGTACATATTTTGTTAGCTTTCACGGCTCAATTCATCACGTTGCGTGCCTAGTTGATGGGGTATACAATGATTGGATTGACAAGAAGTATAGAGGCAAAGCACCACAATTTATAGTAGATGAAGCATATCTAATAACCAAAAAGGAGAACTAAAAAATGATTAATTTTGTTACTAAACAACCATATACAGGAAAAAACTTTGTAGCTCTATCGATGAGTGGATACGACGACCCTCACTTTTTAACCTATCGGCAAGCGCAGGAAGTGGGGAGGCAGGTAAGGAAAGGGGAAAAAGGAATTGGACTCATGCGAGTAGTCTCAATCAAGAAGAGAAGCAAGAAGACGGGGGAGTTAAAGATGGCACAAGTTCCCAAATATTTCACAGTATTCAACATCACTCAAACAGACGAAGCATAAAGGAGAAAATAAAAAATGATTAAACTTAAGCAAATCAAAAGCAACATGACAGAGTTAACCCTTGAGAATGGTACAAGGGTTTTATTTAGCTATGAAACACCTGTCGCAGGTTGGGATGATGACGGAGCATTCCGAACTATGGATCACTACTCACCCACCACGACACGCCATATCAACCAATATCTAGGCGGTAAGGATGTAGGGTACAAGGTCTGTCAAGAATTCATTAATAGATTAGTAGGATAAAGGAGAATAAAATGAGGCACAACCTAATTACACCTGATTCACCTAGATATATAATTGAACGCAGAATAAAATACCATCAGACAATGAAAGATTTTTATTCACCTAATGCAAGAAGTAAGAGAGAACAACAAAAAGAAATCAATTACTTGACTCAACTTTTAGAGGAGAAATAAAAATGGAAATCACAATCGAAGCAAAGGATGTATACGGGCGGACGCTGTATTATCCGGCATGTGAGAGGGCGGAGTTGTTCGCCCAACTCACCAACAAGACAACGCTCACGCCTGAGACGCTGGCAATAGCCGAGCAGTTAGGATACACTATCAACATCAAACAACCAACTTGGAGGTAACACGATGAAACAAAAGCTACTTAAAAAATTAAATGAGGTTAACTGGCTGTTAAACTTTGACTCCAACAAGGAGTTAGAACTGGACTATGAAATGAATTATTATCAACGAGGATGGCAGTTAACCTTAAATTCAAAAGATATCTATCACAGGGTTAGCGGACAAGAAATGTTAACTTTTCTTGATGGGTTAATTGAAGCTGATAAACTGAATCCCCAACGTCTAAGGAGTAAGTAAGTAATGACATACACAGAGAGCAGGAAATCTTATAGCATTAGAACCAAGAACGGAGAGCCTATCATTACGTTTCAAGATGAGCATGAGGCGATGCGATACTGGCGAGACATCGAAGAGCTAGTGATGGAGCATGGACACATCATGTGTGTAGATGAGACAACCATTGTATCAAAGGAGATAGAGTTATGAGTTACGATTATGATTACGGAGATGCGATATTCAATGAGGCTACCGAGGAAGCCGGTGGCTACGTTGTATGGGTCGGGCATAGGGGTACCCTCTACGAGGAGGAGGTAAGGGCGTGTGAGGCTTATGACGACCTTACAGAGGGCATGACAGAGGAGGAGGTGCTACGCAACGAGATAGGTATGGAGGTTATACCTGTGTCGGAGCTTGCCTCTATCCTATGGAACAAGGCAGTCAGTGTTCAACAATAAGTGTATGAGATATAGGGGTAGACTATGAAGGATGATTTATTAATGTTATTATTTCTATTGGTGCTCGCAGGTATTCATGTGGGTGTATTATTATGGATGATATGGGGTGTGTATTATGTTATCTGAAAGACAGAGGCAGAACCGAAGAAGGAAATTGATGGACAAGCACAAGAAAAAGAGAGGAGGTTTTTACTTTACAACTGAGAGCCAACTCTGTACTATGTACAATACGTATCGTGTTGATCGTGCGTTGGAGATTTATTTATTCAGACCTAACAAGGAGGTTGTATGATGAAGTTTGAAATGAGAGAAACCAAACCGATAAGCGTAGAGGAATTGAAACGTAAACTTGAATCAGTTGGTTTGTATTTCGATGAGGTTGAGTGCGGTATCGAGGGACAAATCTGTTTAGTTTTTGACACCAACGATGAGGAGTATTGGAATGAATAGTTATAAGTTATATGTTAATGTCGAGTACATGAAGGAGGTACAAGCTGAGTGTCATGACGAGGCTTTGCTGATAGCAGAAGAGGCTCCGCTTGATGACTTCTTCGAGTGGAAATGTGTTGATGTCAGAAACCACGTTGAAGAGTTACAAGGCAGACCAGACGAGAAAGACGCACCACCTAGAGGGATAGTATAATGGGTGAAAAACTTACAGAGGAGGAGAAGAAAGAACGCAAGCGTTTAAGGGACAAGCTGTGGTATGAAAAGAACAAGGCACGAAAGAAAGAAGCTCATCGACTATGGCACGAAGCTAACAAGGAAAAGGCTAGAGCTTACAGTCGGGAGTACTATTATAATAACAAGGACAAGTCTAGGGTGCGTCGTGAGAGACGAAGGCAGACTAAGATGCGAGCTAGACCGTCTTGGTATGAGTCAGAGAAGGACGAAATTAAAAAGCTGTATCGAAAGGCTAAAGAGTTGGGGTTAGTGGTTGACCATGTTATTCCATTGAATTCTAAAGTAGTATGTGGTCTACATACTTTATCTAATCTACAACTGTTAGACCCTATTGAGAATAGGAAAAAATATAATTCATTTTTAGAGGAGTTAACATGAAAGACATGACACCGTTCCAATGTGGACAAGAGGATTCATTCTTTAACCGTAAGCTCAACCCTCGCATGGTAGAGGATGGGGTGATCCATACTCTATCTGAGGTTGAGTTGATTAAGGAATACATTGAAGGTTACATAGATACGGAGGAGTTTTATGCGATGTAAATCTTGTGATGCTGTGCTCTCTGAGTATGAGGCAAGCATGAAGTCAGCAGAAACTAAGGAGTTCCTAGACATGTGCGTCAGTTGTGCTAAGGACACAGGCGTACACAGCTACGGTAACACCTCATTGATGCACGAGTACGAGGACTACCCAGAGGACTTAGACCTTGACAATATAAGCGGAGTACTCTACGGTGGTATCAGCGTAGACGATCACTAACTAAAGGAGAAACAAATGGATGACGAATACTACGATCAAGATGGACACGAGTACGAGATGACAGTAGCACAAGAGGAGGCGTGGCAAGAGGAGTCTTATCAGGAGGGGTTGCTGTCTGACTTGTACAACTCAATCAACGGTAACGACTACCCTATCGATAGACAGATCGAGGTGCTACAACGTGCATTCAACATGCGTGGATATAAAATTGTACCGGATCAGTAAATCCATGCTAAAATATTTAACTTAGTTATCAATTAATTATTACTTATTATTATTTATTATGAATAAAATAAAAACACATCAACCATGTAATGACTGTGGCTCTTCAGATGCTTTGACTTACTACGAGAACTCTACCTATTGCTTCTCGTGTAAGACAAGGCACTGGACGGGTGGCAATAATCAAACACAAAGGAACAAGATGACACTCCATTCTACTAAGATGGCAGAACCAGATGACGATGCAGTCTCTAAGACTATCGTTGATCGAGGCATAACCAAAGCAACGTGCGAGAAGTATGGCGTTGTGCAAGACAGTAACAGCTACTGGTTTCCGTATCACAATGACAACGATGTAGTAGCGTACAAGAAGCGTGGCATTGTAGACAAGAAGTTCTCTACCGTAGGTGATTGGAGGGAGGGTGGCTTGTTTGGTCAGCATTTGTTTAACAAGGGCGGTAAGTATGTAACCATAGTAGAAGGTGAGATGGATGCCCTCGCCTGTTACCAGATGCTAGGCAGTAAGTACCCTGTTGTATCAATCAGGAACGGAGCAGGATCAGCAGGTGCTGACATCCGTAAGAACTATGAGTGGCTTGATAGTTTTGATTCCATCGTTGTGTTCATGGACAATGACGATCAAGGACACGAAGCGTCTAAGCAGATAGCTGAAGTCTTTGGTTCTAAGATCAAGGTGTTCAAGTCTACGTCTGAGTTCAAGGATGGTTGCGATTACTTGAGCCGAGGAGATGAGAAGTTATTCTTTGAGAAGTGGTGGCAGTCCGAACGCTATGTACCGGATGGTATCATCGATGGCTCTACCTTGTGGGATGAGGTGTCTAAGCCTGTCGAGAAGAGCATTGTTGACTACCCATTCAGAGGACTCAACAAGCTGTCGTATGGTATACGTGAGGAGCTTGTGACTATCACAGCAGGGTCAGGACTAGGTAAGTCACAGTTTGTACGTGAGTTAGTGTGGCATGTTCTGAAGAACACAGACGATAACATAGGGCTGATGTTCTTAGAGGAATCAACCAACAAGACAGCACGTTCTATCATGTCACTCCATGCTAACAAGCCGTTGCACCTACCTGATGTAGAGTACACCACTGATGAGTTGCGTCAGTCGTTTGATGCTACGCTAGGCACAGGTCGTATGTTCTTGTTCGATCACTTCGGATCAACGAGTATCGATAACATACTGAGTCGAGTTCGTTACTTGGCTAAAGGATTAGGTTGTCGTTTCGTGTTCTTGGATCACGTGTCCATAGTCGTGTCAGCACAGGGGTCAGGTGATGAGCGTAAGTCTATCGATGAGATCATGACTAAGCTACGTATGCTCGTGGCTGAGTGTGGTATCTCGTTGTTCGTTGTGTCACATCTCAAAAGACCTGATGGTAAGGGACATGAGGAAGGCGCTGCCACATCTTTGTCACAATTACGTGGCTCTGGTTCTATTGCACAGCTATCAGACCTAGTGATTGGACTGGAACGTAATGGTCAGGATGATGATCCACTTGAGAGACACACCACTCATGTACGTGTACTCAAGAACAGATTCTCTGGACTCACTGGACCAGCGTGTCGCTTGCTTTATGACTTGGATTCTGGTAGAATGATTGAACGTAAAGACGAAGAGGAAGACGTACTATGAGGTCAATCATCATAGACATTGAGACTAACAGCACAGCCACTCATATCTGGTGTGCTGTTACTAAAGACTTATCAACTAAGGAGGTAAGAGTATGGGAAGAGAAAGATCAATTAGCAGAATACCTAACAGAAAGAAGCACATTGATAGGACACAATATCATAGGGTTCGATCAGCCTGTGCTACAAAAGGTATGGGGTATCGATACAACTCATCACAAAATATCAGACACGCTAGTCATGTCAAGACTACTGAACCCAATCATCGAGGGAGGACATTCACTCAGAGCTTGGGGTCACAGACTAGGAAACTACAAGGATGACTTCAAAGACTTTGATGGTGGGCTTACAGAAGAGATGGTCAGCTATTGTAAACAAGATGTTTCCGTTACCGAGACACTACATAAGCGTCTTAGCAATGATCTATTGGTATGGGGTAACTCATTGGATCTCGAACATCAAGTCGCTCTTATTGTTAAGCAACAGGAAGAGAAAGGATTCAAGCTCGATGTTAAGAAAGCGTTATTCCTTTTGGCAGGTTGGAGGAAAAGACTACACGAAATTGAGGAAGAACTACAAGAAGTTTTCAGACCTATTGTAACACGTAGGTATAGCGAGAAGACAGGCAACAGACTCAAGGACAAAGTAGAAGTGTTCAATCCTGGATCACGTAAGCAGATAGCAGAACGCTTGATGACTCTGGGTTGGCAACCAACTAAGCACACAGAGAAAGGATCGGTGATCGTTGATGAGAAAGTATTACAAACTATTGACTTACCTGAAGCTAAACTCATTGCAGAATACTTACTCGTTCAGAAACGGGTGGCTCAAGTTGAATCATGGATTGACCATGCTGATAACTCCGACAGGGTTCACTGTAAGATCATCACCAACGGAGCAGTGACAGGTAGGATGACTCATTCTAAACCTAATCTTGCACAGGTTCCTCGTGTAGGTAATCCGTTTGGTAAGGAGTGTCGTGAGTGTTGGACAGTAGAGGATGGTAATGTACTGGTAGGTATAGACGCTAGTGGTCTTGAGTTACGTATGCTTGCACACTACATGCGTGACGAGGAGTACACCAACGAGATACTGAGTGGTGACATTCATACTAAGAACATGAAAGCAGCAGGTCTTACTAACAGGGATCAAGCCAAGACTTTTATATATGCTTTTCTTTATGGTGCAGGTCCAGCTAAGATAGGTGCTATCGTAGGTGGTGGTGAACGTGAAGGTAAGAAGTTAATCGATAGCTTCCTTGCCAACACACCAGCACTCAAGACACTGAGACAGAAGGTAGATAGACTAGCTAAACGTGGTTGGCTACCTAGTCTTGATGGTCGTAGGCTCATGGTTCGATCAGCACACGCTGCCTTGAATGTATTACTACAAGGAGCAGGTGCAGTAGTAATGAAACAAGCATTAGTATTGTTGCATTCTAAACTAAATCGTGTTATAATGGATGCTTCGTTTGTAGCTAATGTTCATGATGAATGGCAGATAGAAACGAATGAAAAACTTGCTGAATCTGTAGGTCAAGCTGGCGTTCAGGCAATTCAGGAAGCAGGACTCACACTAGGGCTACGTTGTCCACTCGATGGTGAGTATAAGATAGGTACTAATTGGGCAACAACACACTAAGGAGAAGTAAAATGCAAGACTTAAAAGCAATAAAGGTAAAAGCTGATATCATGTGGGCTTTCCTTGACACACCTAACCAGATGTCTGAGAAGTATCAGGTTGATTTGTGTAACCTATCTGATGGTGCAGTCTCTGCACTAGAGGATCAAGGTATCGAGGTGAAGCGTAAGGAAGATAAAGGCTTCTATATTGTAGCTAAATCTAAGAAGTTTCCTATCAAGACTGAGATGCCAGATGGTTCAGGCGTATCAGGAAAGGTAGGTAATGGATCAAAAGGAGTAGCGTGGATCAAGCCCTATGCTTACCAGTTCAAAGGTAAGGCAGGTGTATCCGCAGGTATCAACAAGCTAGTCATTACTGACTTGATTGTATACGATGCTGACGAGTCTGCTCTTGATGATAGTTTAGAAGAAGCGTTGTAATGAGTACCCCGTCAATGCAGGATGTCAAAGCCCTCATTGATGGGGACATCCTCGTCTATCGTGTGGGATTCTCTGTTGATGATCCAGAGGAAGAGAAGTATGCTATCTCTAGGATGGGACACTTCATTGATAACTTATTAAGTGTTCAAGGTGTCGAGTCCTACTCTGGCTACATCACAGGTAAAGGAAACTACCGAGATAAGATTGCTACTGAGCAAGACTACAAGGGTAATAGAGTTAACAACAGAAAACCAGTACACTACGACACCCTTAGAGAATACTTGGTTAGCAAGTGGGGCTTTGAATTAATTCAAGGTCAAGAGGCAGATGATGCTATAGGTATTGCTGTCTACGAGTTACCCGAAGACCAGTCATGTGTCATGTCTATTGATAAAGACTTAGACATGTTACGTGGCTGGCACTACAACTTTGTTAAACAAGATTTATATTATGTAAAGGAAGAAGATGCCATAAGAAACTTTTATATGCAGATACTAACTGGTGATCGTGTTGATAACATTCCAGGATTAAGAGGTATTGGACCTAAGAAAGCAGAGAAGATACTTAAAGACTGTGAAGGTGAGCAACAATTATTTGACGAGGTGCTGTCTGCTTACGACAATGACATTGATAAACTAACTGAACGTGCGAGGTTGCTATGGATAAGAAGACAAGAGAAGCAGTTGTGGAAACCGCCAAGCAATTCACAATAGGTTATGTCCAATGGGTTGATGCTGTTGCTGATGCAGGATGGGAAGATAACTCTAAAGCTGATGTACATCCTGTACTAAGCATAGGTTTCTTAGTAGATGAGACTGACGATGCTGTCTGTCTTGCTGCTGCAATCTCTCACGATCAGTCTAACTCTAGGATACACATACCGAAGCAGTGGATTAAGAGTATTAAGAAAGTGAGACTAGATAAGTTCTTAGATTTAAGGAGAAAACCATCAAAACCCAAAGTGCAAAAGCCAAAGGAAGAAAGCTACAGCAATGGTTCCGAGATCAGATCCTCGAACTCTTTCCCTTTTCCCAAGACGATGTAAGGTCTACAAGTATGGGTGCTGGCGGTGAGGACATCCTGTTCTCTCAGTTGGCAGGTGATAAGCTAAAGATATCTGTTGAGTGTAAGTCAAGAGAATCTATGGCTGTCTATGCTTTCTATTCACAAGCAAAAGACAATTGCCCTGAAGGTAGAGAACCAGTAGTTGTTGTTAAACAAAACAAGTCAGACCCATTGGTTGTTATAGATGCGGTCTATTATTTACAGTTGTTAGAAAGGTCAACATGAGACACTTAGTAATCCCTGATACACAATGCAAACCTAATAACTCATTCGAGCATTTAGAATGGGCAGGTGAGTACGCTGTCAAGACTAAGCCTGATGTTATAGTTCATTTAGGAGATCACTGGGACATGCCAAGTCTCAGTGTCTATGACGTAGGTAAGAAAGCATTCGAGGGTAGGACATACAATGATGACATCGAAGCTGGTAACAAAGCTATGGATGTATTCATGAAGCCTATCATCGAGGAGCAGAAGAGGCAGCGTGTCAATAAGAAGAAGGTATGGAAACCTAAGAAGATATTTCTTATTGGTAATCACGAGCAACGTATTGATAGAGCTATCGAGTCAGATAGAAAACTAGAAGGGTTGATTGGTTACAGTGATTTCAATCTAAAGAAATATAACTGGGAGGTTCATGACTTTCTTTCTGTACCTATTGTTAATGGCATAGCATACAGCCATTACTTTACATCTGGTGTGATGGGTAGACCAGTTAGTAATCCTGGTTTACTCTTGCAAAAGAAACACATGAGTTGTATAATGGGTCACGTACAAGACCGAGCTATCTCCTTCAGCAAGAAGGCAGATGGTAAAGGTATCACTGGTATCTTTGCTGGTATCTTCTATCAACATGACGAGGACTATCTAACTCCTCAGACTAACGGTAGCTGGTCTGGTATCTGGA